GATCATGTCCAGTGCCTCGTGCTGCGATGCTGAGAGCGTCTTTAGCCGCTGGTTGAGGTGATAGTCAATTACGTCTTTTAACTGCTGCGTCACCTCTGCGTGACCCTTAAATGGGCCGTATCGATTGCCGCGCTCGGTCAAAGTTTGAGTAATGTCGGTCATGTCTCAGTCATCCTTTTTGTAGTAGGGTGTAACAAAACCATCGCCACGCAGCGGCAGGCCGGGAGCCCACACTATCGGTGTGCCCATTATAGCTTCAGCCTGAGCCAGATCGCCACCGTCTGAAACGGCCTCGTCGTGGATGTGCATAATTGTCTCGTATCCGTTCTGGTCGAGGGCAAACAACCCCTCGCGTAGGCAGTCCCGGGCGATCGCTTGAGTAATGTTCTCGACCAGCTTCCCGCCGTAGGTGCGGATATTGTCCGACCATTGTTTGGTCTCTTGGTCTAGGCCGCCGTAGGTAATGGCGGGCTTGTTGAACTTCTCGTCGTGCTCTATCCGGGCTCGGTAATAGCACAGGCTACGGCCGCTCGGCAGCTTAATAAATAGGCAGCCCTTCTCGTAGGAGAAAGTCAGCCAAGCCTTTTTGTCAGCGATCGGTAGCAGGACAATTTGCTTCTCGTTGATCGCCCGCGTGGCTGCCCGCTCAACGTCGTACCAGAACTGCTTGATGCGCTTGTTGGCCGCACGCCATGCGGTTTTGATCGGATCCAGCTCGTCTTCTTCTAGGCCCATCTTAAGGGCGCCCATGGTAATCAGCGCCCCGGCGCCACCCTGATAGCCAAGCGCCAGCTCGGCGACTTTACCTTTTTGCCGCATGCCGAAGTTTGGCCCTTTGATCTTTTCACCATCTTCTGCAACATATTGAATTGATCGAATGTTGACGTGAAACATCTCGGCGGCTGACGCTTCATAGATCATGCCGTGCGTATTGAACACATCGATCCGCCACTTTTCCCAAGCCAGCCAAGCCAGCACGCGAGCCTCAATGGCTGAGAAGTCGACGACCATTAGCTGCCGCCCGGGGGACGCGATAATGGCCGTGCGGATAAGCTGGCTGAGGGTATCTGGCACGTTGCCGAACAGCATTTCCAGCTCGTCGTACCTGCCTTCCCGCAGCAAGGTGCGGGCTAGGTCCAGATCTTTGAGCTTGTTCTGCGGCAGGTTCTGCGTCTGGACTACCCGCCCAGCCCAGCGGCCGGTACGATTCGCGCCGTAAAACTGGTGTAGGCCGCGGACGCGGCCGTCCTTGGATACCGCCCGGGCCATGGCTTTGTACTTGCTGACGCTGGACTTGGCCATCTCTTGACGCAGCTCTAGCACCCGTCGTACATTGTCGTTTGCTGTCCCCCGCAGTAGCTCCGGGACGGTTTGCTTGTTTAGCGACTCAACTTCGATGTCGTCTGTGTCCCGGAGCCATTTTTTAAGCTGCGCTACGGACTTCGGGTTACCCAAGTTAGTGATCTCTACGGCCTCGGCCAGCAGCCTTGCAGCGTACAGCTCGTTGCACTTGATCGCGTGCTCAACTAGCTGCATGTCAAGCAGCGCGCCACGCTCGTTGATCCTCTGGTCTAGGCACCACAGCGCTTGCTCAGTGGGCGGCAAGTCGAAGACCGCCAACCGGTTACGGATCTCCCGCTCAGACACGACGTCCTGCTTGCAGTATTCCTTGAACAACGCCCAGCGATCCGGGTCGTGGTGTGGAAAGTTGCGCGTCCGTTGGCCGTTAACCTTAGTCGGCTTGCAGGGCTTGCAGAAATAGCTGATCAATGACCGCCCGACGCCCATCTTTTTCTTGTCCTTACGCAGCCGCAAGGCATCGCCCACGGCGCCGAGGTTACCGGGCAGGCCAAGGGTCAGGGCAAGCACAGACGTGCAGCGCCACTGCTCTGGGGGCATGTACTGGCCCAGATAGGCAGCCAGACACGCGCGCTCGAAGGCCGCATTGAACGCGGTCTTGACGACGTCCGGGTCGACCAAGTCAGCCAGCACCTGCGGCGGAATAGTTTCGCCCTGTAATAGGTCTACAATATGGACTTCTTGATCGTCATAGGCGTAGGCTAATAGGGTAATCTCAAACACCGGCGACTCGGCATACCGATAAACCCCGGTCTTGGGCAGGTCCTCGTCAGAGTAGGTCTCGATATCGATCGCCAATGTGGTCATGCCTGATCCTTGGCAAGCGCTTCCTGCAAACTGCGAATAGCCTCGGCGGCCAGACGACTGGGCATGCACGCGTAGTACCACTGCAAGGCGGCTAGGGCTTTGATTGCTGCGTCACGCATTTTTTCTCTCCAAGAAAATGTAAGAGCCGCGTGCAGTTTTTCCCGCTGCACTTTTCTCCTTTGACGGCGATCAATTGGCGAAAGTTGCGGCTCTTAGTGGTACGCCCGGCTTTTGTGCTGGCC